CAAAGATTACACCAAACAGATTCCGCTGTTACAAAATGCACAAGTCGCGGCAAGTCCACATTAGCTATAATGGACCTTCCCTTAGATGACGTATTAGTAATCGTCATAATCGAATCCTGCCGACGGATAATCTCAAAGAACACCCGCTGACCAAGAACCCTCCACGCCTCATACCACCAGATTGCCCACTGCCATTCATACGGCCCGTTCTTGGGTCGGAAGTAATTGCCGAGAACCGGACCCATAGCTGAACTCAACGCCGCAACGGTGTGGTTCGTGTTGGACTCCGGCTGAACCCACGGCTTGCACTTCGCAGCGTCGTAGTACAAGCCGTTACCTGTCGGGGAAGCAGCGTCAATACTCGCCACATAAGGCCACGCACGAGCAGGCACAGTCGTAGAAATACCCGGTTCAACCCAAAACTTGTTCGTCGCGTCATCCCAATGCAAACCGTTATTCAGGTCAACATTGCCACACGCAAACGGCCATGCCGCTGTTGGTACACCACACTGAGCCATTCAGAATCCTCTCATAACGTCGCAAGATACGCGATAGCCGCAGCGTTTATAGCCCCAACATTGCCTGCGACAGAAAGCGCTTGCACAAAGTCGTAGAACGGTTGACCGCCTGCGACAAGACCGGCAGCACCGCAAGACAAAATGTTCCCGTTTTCAACGCCGTCAATGATGGGGGTCGCGAAAAGGGGACTGAGCGCAGTACCCGTCCCCGACAAGTCAATGCAGGTTGTATCAGCAGTCTCCAACTCAACCAACAACCCACCCGCACCACACTCAAGAATGTTCACAGCAGCAGGATCAACAACCACACTTACAACATACGGGGTCGAAACAGAACCATCGCCGCTCGCAAGCGTACAAGTGCCATTGCCCATACTGCATACACAAGTAGAAGAACATCCACAACGAGCCATAGCAGAATCCTAACCTACTGACTACCAATAATCGGTCCGTACACCCCAGTGGGGACGTACAGGTATTTGAGGTCCGTGCCGACCTGAGCGAGAATCCAACCACGATCAGGAGGCAACGCACCGGGCTGTTCCAACGCACGGACACGCGCTTCCAGCGTTTCGATCCGGTGACCTAGATTGCGTTCATCATCACGAAAAGACATCAGGTGCCAACCGTTCCAAGAGGTTGCAAGTCGATAGACACGCTACCATCGAACCCGACTTTGACAGACTTCAACCGGAAGTCCGCTACGACTTGACGGCATGAAGAACTGCTATCAACTCGCACCCTGATTCCCGGTATCAACTCCGGCAGCGTGATCGGCGCTGTTGGTTTCAGGCCACCGCCCGTTCCAGAGTCAATGTATAACTGGTCTTGCAGCAGAGCGAGTCGTGTGTTCGCCGCAGCTTGCGCAGACGCAACATCTTCAATTTCTGTTTCGCTGAAGGTTCGCACGAGGAGGCCGTAGAAGTCCGTATAAGCCGTGCCAGCAGTCGCGATGCCCGTAACACCTTTCCCTAGAACAATCACCTGTGTGGCTTGATCGTTGCCCCTAGCGCTAATCGTAGGAGGCTGAACCCAAAACTCGTCCGTCAGCACAACGTATGGGTCGGCGGGGACTTGCTCACCGCCGCAAAGAATGGTGCGCCCGTATGCCGAGTAGTCAATACCGGTCTTAGATAGTTCAGACAAAAGATCAGAAGCGTACTTGTAATCTGTTTGTAAATAGGTTCTTGTGCCGAGAATGCCTGTCGGAGTTGTCGTGATACTAAAGTTCGCAACCGGATCAGTAGACATCGCAGAAGTAACAACAGACTCAAAGATCGTCGCAAGGTCCACGTTCACAAAGTTCAGATTCGTCGGCAGTACACGCCGATCCCACCAAGCCGTCAGATCCGCCGCAGTAACCTTGACCGTCCCGTAACCAAACTCAACGCCCGTCACCGGACCACACCACGCGTCACGCCCGTCCCGGTAAACAATAATCTCGGTGTTCCACGGGTACACCTCATCCCAGTTGTCGCAGCACGACTCTCCGAGTAGACCGGAAGTTACGCCGGTCATTTCTAGGGTTGAGGTTGCGTCAACGTCGCGGGTGAAGGAACCGGATACGGGGTTGAGTTCTGCGATCACACTTCCACCGCCTCGTGTGAGGAGCAGGATTTGTATGTCGTCGCCTACGCCGAGTGTTGCACCGGGCAGGCAGGTTGGGGTGAGAACGGATTGAAACGGTGGGATCAAAGCGCCCGCATAGATCACCGCGGCTTGATCTACCGGGAAGTCCACAACTCCAAAGAAGGTTGCAAGATTGTGTACCGGATAAACGGTTAGGATCGTTGCAGATGTGACGATGGTTTCTCCGGCAGCGAGCGGGCTGTCGTTAGACCAAGAAAATGCATTTATTGAAGTGAAACTCGTAGCCGTGCTGAAGATCGCCGTGGGTGTTCCAGCGCCGTCGGTCTGAGAAGGCGGTGTCCAAGGCAACGCCGCGTCAGCGGAAGTTGACTCTGCTAACGCAGCAAAAACTGTACCTGCGGGGAGCGGCAGAAACAAAGTGATTGTTGTTTCAAGAAACATTCCTCCCGGCACAACCGAGGCTGTTGTCACGAACGATGCGCCAGCAAAATCGAACTGATATGGGTAGCCTCCATCACTCCATACACAGTTACCCGGACCGCACCCAATATCAAATGAAGTGCCGACCTGCGCAACAGCGTTTAGCGGTGCGGTAAGAGAAGGAACCGACCCGGTGAACACCTCGTAAACCTGAAGATCAACTTGCGTATAGCCGTCAACGTCTGTGCATAGGTATATGTTGCCGAGCGAGTCTTCTATCAGAACAGTGATGAAGTAGCACCCGCCCATACTTGTGGGGTCACAAGTATATTGAGCGGGTGAGGGATCAAACTTGACCGTCGGGTTAGACGAAAAATATGGTGGCCCGATATAAGTCCACTTGACTATCGGGTTAGTGCTAACAATGTTTACAACTGAAACATCTAAGACCTGCCCCGGATAAGCCACACACGTTCCAAGGTCATAACCAATAAGCAGTTCGCCATAGATAGCCACGATCAGCCGCCCGATGCGAGGAACTTGCCAGCCGCACCAATCGTCACCCACGCACTATCAGACACGCGTGCATCAACCGAGATCACAAAACACAGCGTCGCGCATTGTGGCAGATCAAACCACTGAAACCCTGCGAACCCCGCCGAGCCAACGATCCCTTGACCGGAGATGTACGCGCCGCCCGCAAGTTGCAGCGAAACGATACGCGTGCGCGAGTCAATCGTGAGCGTCGAACCAGACGGCAGTTGCGTAACGGTTAGTTCCTGACACGGCTCAACACATTGCCAATAAGGGTCTTCCGAGATGATCCCGCACGGGCAAGGCACGGGAACGGGAAGAAGATCAGCGCGAGGATTTTCGTAAGCCGAGATTCTTAGATTGCGTAGATCGGTAGCGCCCGCAAAAATCTGAATGAAAGAAGTCGCACTATTCCAATCGGCAACATTTGTGTACGACGAACATATCTGTTTCGTTACCCACGGCTCGCACCAACAGTCATCGTCAGGAATGAACGGCAACGGCGGAGGAGTCCGGTCCACGCCACAGTCGGGATCGAAGCCGGAGGGTACGACCTCCGGGCATTCAACACAGTCCATGAAGCACCGCTCATACTCTGTTTCACCGAACGGTTCCTCAAACACAGGGAACGTCAGATCAGAGAAGATGTACGGCAACTCAGATGCAATCGTGAACTGAACCTTCAACGTCGTGTACCCGCACTGATCGCAACAGGTGCCGAACTTGTCCACGACCTTGGGTCCGTCAACTAGCCCTGTGCGATGCAGAACACGCCCGTAGTCCAACGGGTCAGCTTCAGCAGGTGGACAACACTTCAACATGAAGAAGTCACCCAACGCACAATCGACGCATCCGGTCGAACCGATGAGCGCCTCGTTCAACCAATGCAACCCGTACTCCGAACCACAACAAGTCTTTGCAAACAGGTAACCCGTGACAGTGAGTGTTCGTGGCCCCAACTTCAGTGGCCCCAAACTCCCGCCATAGATCGACGCAGCAGTCAGATCGCGTTGCACAACCGAATCAAAACCAGTTATATCTTCAACGAACAGACCGTAGAAGTCTGCGGACTCTGGAACCTCGGGGTCGAACCACGGTGGGCTATCTTCGCCGCCTGTCAGATCAAGCTCATAGATTCCTGACGGCCCGGTCACTTCCCATATCCAAGTCCACCCCGTTGCAGAGATGCTCACAGGGGCGATACCACTGCCGAAATCAAAGCAAACAAAACCCACCGCAGGAATCGCGGTGTCAACAATAGGTGTGTCCCAACGAAACTCAACATCAACCGCACCCGCAGGTTGAGACACAACTTGCGACGCTGTTCCAGCAGGAAAGAAGTTCCAGCCCGCAGAACCAGTACCAGTCACAGATGTTGAACCCGGCAGCGGGTTAGTAAAATCGTCAACCGACCACAAGTACATTCCTGAATCCGCTGAAGTCCACAAACCCGTATCAACGGTGATGCAACCGATTCTGCAACCAACAAGAACCGCCCCCGCCACAGGTGGAACTACCGGCATGACAACACCCGCACCCATGAACCCTGTTGCAGGGGGAGCAGCAAACGTATCGAATAGCAAATTGAGTGAAGCAGGATTCAGACTCGAACCGGGCAGCAACGGAATGCCACCAAATGTTGACGCGTCAACAAGGTCGTCCGTCTGCTCAACTTCAATCTCAGTCGTAGCGACTCCGTTAGGCTGGTCGCAAAACATCGCGGAAGCAGGTGAACAAGGAACCTTGTTCACCGCATACGGACCAAGATTCCCCGCGACCCCAGTGGCGAAACCGCCGAGCGCTGTCGCAGCGTCAACCCCATACGGATTACCGCGCAGGTAATCCAAGGTGCGTTGGTTGTTCCATAGCTCAACTTGGTTGCCGTAACAATAGGCTTGATACATCAGCGCCTCGTGAAGTTCACGCGGGTCGAAGCCTGCTCACGAGCCTCAATCTCAGCAATCACCTGTGCCATACTGATCCCGTAAATGTTGTAAGTGTTGCCC